TGGAATCGGTTGGTTTTCGATGATGGCATTGACCTGTTCTTCGGTAAGGCCCATCGACTTGAGAAAATTCCGGGTAAGTGCCATGACACATCTCTCCTTTTCTTCGGGGCGCAGTGCTTCGCGCCATAGATGTTGTTGCGGAGAGGTCGTTTTTCTCCGCTAATATGCAAACAGCCGGGGCAGTGCTTCGCTCCGGCTGTGGTTGCCAATTTACTTGAACCCCTGCTGCAGCTTGGCTGTCAGCAGCTCCTTGAGCTTTTCCCGGCTGTCCAGCACCGCATCGGTGATGAACGGCCTGCCCTTGAGCTTGTAGGTGCCCTCGTGGACATACACCGCATAGGGAGTGTCCGCCCCGACCTCCACCGAGAAAGCATTCTGCGAATCGCGCTGCACAGCGGCGTCGATGCTTTCAAACAGGCGGCCCGTGTCCACAATTTCCGTGTGCGGGGGATTGCCGTGCACGTCGGTGTAACCGTAGAGGATCTTCTCCTGCACGGCCTCGATCAGCAGCTCCGCCGCTGCGTCCATGGCCTCCTGGCTGTTGGTGCCAATCTGGCGCAGCACCAGGTCGGAATGATCCACAAACTTGACGTCCGCCATCACCTGACCCTCCTCACATAGCAGTGGCAGTTGATCGTCTCACTGGCCGGTGCGTCCGGGTCGCCGGGGTATTTCAGCCCGGGCAGAAATTCGCTGCCCACCTCGCGCACCGTGCCGGACAGCGCTATGTGGCTGTGTCGCGGCTCCCGGGCTGCGTTCGTGTGCACCCACTGGAAACGCGGCAGCTCCGGGCGCTTCTGATGCCTTTGTCGGGCATGTTCGTACTCTTTCAGATACTCGCCGATAGCCTTTCCCACGCGGCTTCCGTTGACGGCGCGGGTTTTCTCCGTCTGCGCAATCCTTGCCGCGCGGTTGGCATTGGCAGCGGTGACCTTCTGAATGCGCTCCATCAGGCCGGAGAAACCCTCCTTGGCCTTGATGTGTCTTTCCAGCTCAGCCTGCAGCTGTCGGCGAATGCCCTCGGGATCATTCAGTCCGTCCAGCGCTACCTTCGTCATGGGAGGCTCGCCCTCAGCGACTCGCCTGAGCGCTTCAAGCCGTCTCGCCGTCATCATCGGCCATCACCTCCCTGATTTCGCCAAGCGCGGAGCGGATCAGGGCCGCCGAATCCTGCCCGGCAGAGGCGATGGCCCGGGCAAGGTCGTCAATCAGTCCGCAAACGCGGATCTGCATCCGCGCCCGCTCATACTCGCCCTTGTCCTCCAACTGGCGGACAAGCCGCAGCGACAGCGCATGCTTGCGGATCACCGCAGCCACAGCCCCGTCATATGCCCGGGCAGTTGCGGCCAGCATATTCGCCTCCAGAGCGTCAGCCCTTTCCAGCGTCCTGCTTTTCCTCATTTTCCTCCTCCACCTCGTTCATCGCAGCCATGAGGACGGGAGTCTGCACACGGCTGAGCTTTTCCGCTGCCACGCGCTCCATGATTTCGGGCACCTGCTCCTGCAGGATGTAGGGATTGAGCTCCAGCGCCGTCTGATCGTCGATATAATCCCGCATCATGCCGATGTCCTGCACCGTCTCGGAACGGTTGACAATCTCCTGCCGAATGAACCGGATGTTTTCCGTCTGCACCCCGATCAGTTTGAGCACCTGCTGCACAAACCTAAAGCACTGCCACTCGTAGCGGTCGCACTTCAGGTTCAGGTTGGTCATCGCCGCCTGGATCGCCACGTTGGTCAGGCTGCCGCCGGTCAGCTCGTCCATGCTCAGGGCCATGAAGTCCTGATACAGCGCCTTTTCCAGCAGATCCAGCGCCGTCCTGCGCGCCTCGTAAGGCACCTCGAAGGCGTGGGGCTCTGCGGTGGAGTTGACGCCCGTGCCGTCGGAGATATTGGCGATCATACGCAGCTCGTTGATCTGACGGATCATCTCGGCCATCTCGCGCATGCTGCCGCCAAAATTGTTGATCACCCAGTACACGTCATTGGCGCGGTCCAGGTTATCCACAAAATCGGAGGAAATGCGGTCATAAGCGTCGATCTTGGACTTGATGGAGGGCGTGAGCTCGCTTCGCTGCTCAGTGTTGGCGTAGAGAGGAACAAGGGGCAGCGCGCCGTAATTGCTGCCGCCCATGATCATCACGCCGGCAGCATCCCGGGCGATCCGCAGGCGATAGGCCCGCTTGGGCTGGACCTCGGTCAGTGCATTATCCTTGTAGCGCCACACGTTCACGCCGTCTTCCTCAAAGAGGCGAATGTACATGGGCCGCTGCACGTCAATCTGCCAGAACTGCACGCCCAGACGCGGCGCGCTGGTCTCTTCATCCACCAGCGCCACAAAGCCGCTCAGCGCATCCCGCGCGGCCTCGATGACCTCCAGATGGTCCTCGTTCCAGTAGCCCCAGGCAACGCCCGCCACCAGCGCCTTTTCGCCCAGCGCTTCGAGCGCCTTGTCAAAGCCCAGGCCCAGCCGCGCTTTGGTGGCCTCGTCGTCCAGCGTCACGCCGTTGCCCAGCAAGTACTGGTTCTGCTGCGTCACGAAGCGGAAAAAGAAATTGGAGTACACGCGCGCGCCCACGATTTCCTTGTTCTCGATGATGGTTTTAACTCCATCGTAGGTGCTGCCAGGGTAGGCCATGGGGCGCAGCATGACCTTCTGGCCCACGGCGCGGTTGGCTCCGGCGAAGTAGTCCGCCGCTTCCAGCGCGTGCAGGAAGTCGTCAGACGCCTTGTAGCTGCGGACCACGTCCAGCAGCATATCCGGGCGCTGGAATTCGGGAGTCAGCTCCCAGTCCTGAAAGGTGTATTGGGTATACATGGGGGTCACTCCCTTCGGTCCAGAATCCGGCACACGCAGGCGGCGGAGTCGGGCGCGTCGTCGTGGTCGGCTGCTTCGGTATAGCTCAGTATCTGCGAAATGTAAGCCTTGTCCGTCCCCTCAAGAAAGACAATATTGGGCCACCATTTCCGCAGAAACGTTGCAATCTTGAAAAACTTGTTCTGATATTCGTTGTACATGCGGGCTTGTTCACCGTTACGCTGGAATTCCCGGCCAAGATAACCCTTGTCAGCGTTGGTTTCCATGTAGATCGGCGAACATCGCAATTCATGGGTCTTTTGAACGATGAAGTCTACCACCGTATCAACGTGTCGACTCCACAGCTTTCCGTACAGGTATAGCTTGTCTCCAATCCTATGCCCGCAGGTAAATGCAGTGTAGTCAGAACCACCATAAGACGCATCTACATGGGCTACACCGTTGTGCAGAAGCGTTACATCGTCCGTAAATTCCGGGTAAGTAGTGAACAGTGCACCTTCAGCCGCAGCCCACAGACCAAGGATGTATCGGTCATACAAAACCGTTCCCTGATACTCCCGTTTCAGATTCTCTACGAATGCGCTGGGGAGGAAGGGATTGTCGTCAATGGTGTAAACTTGGGAGAAGATATCCGCATCGCTGTCGAGAAACTCCTTGAGCCAGTGCGTGGGCCCCTGCGGATTATAAGTTCCATCAAAGCATGAATAGTCTTTGTCCAGACGGCTTTTGAGCAGGCCGAACACGTCAGGCGACCAGTCCGCGACTTCGTCACCATAGCAATACTTGATGGAAGATCCGCGAAGTTTTGACACCTGGGACAGTTTTTCAGCGCCCAGAGCGTAACATTTTTCACCGAACAGCACCACTGTGTTGTCTGAGGAGATGTATGCGACCAATTCATCTCCGTACAGCGTCCGCATCGGCTCCAGCACGTTTCGTTCGATGGTGGCCTTGGTGACGCCAAGAATCACCGTCAGGCCATCCTTTCCAGCACGTTCGCGGATACGAGACGGGATTACGACTCGGAAATCCATGTACGTCTTGCCGGAACGGGTTGCACCGCCCTTGAAGTTCCAGCGATGATTTCCTTCGCGGATGAATTGTGCTTGTTTAGGTGTCCACGTATGCGGCATCTCGCATCTCCTTTAACAAGCAGTCCAGCTTTTCCAGCGTTCCTTTCTGCTTTTCTGCTCCGATGGCATAGCGCTTCATCAGGCTGTCAGCAGCTTTGAGCCGATCAGCCAAAGAAGCATCGAGGCCAAAGGCGTCCTTTTCCTCGCCTCGCATGACAGAAGAATAAAAGCGCAGGACCTCATCAGCTGACGCCACACGAGCAGCGTCCTGATGGGCCATGCGCTCTTGTATATAGGCGGAAATCCTAACATTTCCTAACAATCGGGATGCTTGCACATCAATTCCCTTTGGGCTGTATCCTGCCTTTCGTGCTGCTTCAGATGCGTTGCCACATTCAATGTAGTAGTCTGCAAACGCCCTCTGTTTGGGAGTAAGCGTCATCCACCACCGCCGCCGTTCAGGATCGCCGCCAGCGCCTTTACAACGTCCGCCATTTGGTACGTTTCGCAGATGGAGACGTCCTTCATCTTCGATCCAACCTTGCGCTTTTCACAGACCACGAATTTCGTCACCATCCTTTCAGATCGTTCGGAATAGGATTGAAATTGATTGATTTTGATGTGACGGCCTTGCAGGGTGAGAGCTGTCTGCAATTTTCGCGCCGTAGCGTGAAGGTTCACAGGCAATCAGCGTCCTGGAATGCTTTCAAGAGTTTCGGGAACTGAAATGCAATCCAGTCCACCATTTCCTCGTTTTTAGACCATCCCGCATTGAATTGCAGCGAGGAATCATTAAGCCCGCTCTCGCAGAGAAATGCATGGACAATTTCATGCCGGAGGATTTCCTTTTCGACCTTCTTGCAATATTCCTCTGACTTATCCTCAAAACCTGGATAGGTTTTCATGTTAACAATTACAATTTCTTTTTCTGTTGAATCATGATAACCATCAATAGACCGCTTTTCAAAAATTGGCTTGTCTTTGTAATCGCATCGGATGACTACATAATCAGTTCCAAGAACATTAATTGTCATTGAACTCCTCCTTTCCAACGTCTCCCCCCAGCCCCCACCAGCCGGAGGCATTCCCGTGCGCCCATGCTGGCCATTGCGGACCGAATCGGGCATAACCCAGGCACACACCCCTGAAAAAGAAAGGAAGGAACGCAAAAGGGAGAAGGCACGAAGCCCTCTCCCCATGATTCCACGATACCATTGTAGCACGTCCTGAACTATTATGACTATTATGTTTCTTTCGCAGCGGCGATTTTCTTCTCCGCCGTGCGCAGGACAAGAAAGATATGCGACTCGGAGTAATTGATCCTGTACGCGATCTCCCGCACGCTCAGTCCGTCGATGTAGCGCATGCGCATGGCGGTCTTTTGCAGCGGATCGTCCATGGCCTCAATGATGGGATTAAGCTCCAGGCGCATATCATAGAGCTCCTGTGAAATGGCTGCATGAGCCTCCCGCGCTGCGGTCAGCAGCTCTACGCCTCTCTCCACCTGGCTCTCTCCGCCGCCTCCACGGGGCATGCCCGTGAGGCTTGCAGTACACTTGGCGGCCTGTGACATGGCCTTGTCGATCCGGAACCGTGCCATGGGGAGCCGATCGATCAGAAACCGCATTCTCCGAAGATCCATTGCATTCTCCTCTCTTTTCCTGTTCCGGCCATCACTGCCGATGGCAGCGCTGGCTTCGGTCGGCGATTGTTCCAATCGCTTTCCCTCGTGCGGCGTAAGCCGCACCTCCACTCGTTACTTGCGCCTGAGGTCAGCCATGTGAATTTCCAGCGCCCGGTTGGCCGCGTCTACCGCAGCCTTGCAGGACGGGTCCGTGGAAATAATCACCGCGTCGGGGTTCAGGGCGTGATAGTCAAACCAGGCCAAGTGATGGTCGTTGACCTGGGCGCGCTCCTGATGCTTTCGCATGAGGTAAGCGACCTCGGTCAGCACGTCAAAGACGCTTGAGCGGCCCAGATACCGGCCACGGCCTCGGGGATGGATGATCTTCTCCAGATTTTCCTGGAGGATCTGTGTGTTGCGGTACTCGGTCACTTCCATCCCTCCAGACTCCGGGCCATCTTCCCGGCGACGTAAGCCACCTGCACAAGCTCGCAGGCAGCCTGGAGCGCGGTCTGCTCCATGTGATACAAGAGGTCCTCCATCTGCTGCTTCTTCGGAGCCTCATCCCGCTGGAAGCGCAGGATGTAAGCCAGATCCGCATTGACCTTCACAATTTCGTCCTGGGCCTCCTGCACTTCTTCGGCCAGGGCGGTGTAACCCTCGGGGAAGCTGGGGAAGGTCGGGCCGTGGATTTTCTCGGCCAGGAAAGCCTCCTGGTCGCGCAGCTGGCGCATGCCGTTCATCAAGAGCTTCATTCGTCGTCCTCCGATTTGATGATAATAGGGATAATGTAGTCGAGGATTTTGATACGCTCCTCCAGGGAGGCAAGCTCCGAGTGCGGGGCGTTGGGCTTGGCTTCCGCGCGGGACAGGGATTGCTTGGCGTCGCGCAGGAGGCGATAGAGGTAGGTCAGGGCGAGGAGTTTCATGGCGTCACCTCCAGAAGCATCTGATAATCGATGCAACGGTCAGGCCTGCCCAAACGCCAACTGCCATGCAAATAAGGGGATTGTGACCAAGCCAACTCATGCCATAGCAGGTAAGGCAGGAGGTAATGCCGGATGCAATAGCTATAATCCATTTGCTCATGTGCTTGTCTCCTTTGCGTCCATCTTTGCGCCGCATCCGTGACACCAGTTATATGGTTCTGAGTCAAAGAAATGGCACAAGTGACAATAGCCATACGCCCCAATAGGAGCAAATCTGTCACCATTGCACTTAACCCAGTGAGAGTGCCGCACGGGTTCTGCTTCGGTTTTCTTAACATACTCATGGATGTATCTGAGACAATCATTCCACCCCTTGATGTATACCTTCTCGCTCCTTGTATTTTCCGGATAAGCAGTCATGGTTTTCCCATCCAGGTCTTTTGTGTTAATCATCCACATCGTCATCATTCTCCAATTCTTCCCAGTACCCAACAACATCTGCAGCTTCTGACACACAACTTGCTCTGATTAGAGTCACCGTTTTGCATTTCTGACAACGCAAAGCATATAAGCGATTCTCCATATATGCGTATTCAAGCGTATTGCCACACATAGTACAGCAATGCATTCCGTTGCATTTAGAGTCAACACACTTGCGGAACAAAGTAAAACCACGCAACAAAAGGTCATACACAGAGTTTGCTTCAAAATCAATAACCGGCATGTGCATCCTCCTTACGAACACCCATGGGACAGAACCAATCGTCCGTTACACTAAACCCGCAAATCTGATACGGGCAGAACCTCGGAGTATTTTTGTATATGCACTCCCTGCACATCACCACAGGCACAGCGTCCACGGTGGGAGCAGATGCAATAATTCGGCACAGCACACGTCCTGCGAAAGATTCCGCAATTCCGTCCGGCACAAGCTGACTGTTAATAATCTCCAATAGTGCATTCTTGCTGATCAGGTCATCCATTGTCATTTCACCTCCAACGTTACACCGAAGATATACTGCAGGACTTTCAATCCTTCAGGAGTTATACGGTAGACAACGGGACGTTGTTCGGGATAGGTTGCCATTTCGGCAAGTCCCTTTTTACAAAGGTCTTCCCAGCTTGCTTCATGTATGCATGCTGTGAAGTAATTGCGGTACACTGTACATTTCCATTGATTTTTCCGCAATTTTCTCGGTTCAAGACCAACTGCGTGACGCATATCGTCAATTTGGTCAATGGTGAGCTGTAACGTTTTGCAGTCAATCATGTGCATCCTCCTCCGGCGGTTCGGGCAGGGGCATCCAGTGGGTGAGAACGAAGTTGTTTGCGATTTTCCACTCTCCGCACAAATACTCCGCAGTTTCTGCCTGCTTTCTTCCGCTGCCGATCCAATATCCATAACACCAATACTCTCCATCCTCAGGCGGTTCGGGCTGCTCCTCCACGGGAATCCACCTGGGCACCTGGGCTTCGAGCTGCTGGATGTAGGCAAGCGTATCTTTCGTCAATACGTCGCAGCAAGAGTCTACCCCGTACTCTTCGTCCCTGTAGGGACATCCGTCACAGCTTCCGCTTCCGCAGCACACATTTCCCTTCTTGATCTCCTCAGGCTTCTTCACGATTCTCCTCCTCTCTCGCGTCCCCGGCCCACTGCTCAATCATTGCGCGAGCAATGCCGGGGAAAGTCTTGCTCCGATTTCTGGCCCTGTCTTTCGTGAACATCCCCCTATGCTGGTCTCCGTGCTTATGAGAGTACGATCCAGACGGGCACCATGTAGCTAAAGGCTCAACAACGCATGTAGGGACAAGAGGGTTAACCCCCTTGTCCCACAGAAGGGTTTTCTTGGAAAAAGGATGGCCGTAATGATAGGGCTGAACGGCTTGCGTTGGCTCTGGATAGTCAAAGATTTTTGAAGGAGTCGGATTTTCAATAACGATTTTGTCGCAATCCGCATTATAGATCGTCATGAAGAACGCTTTGCCGCACATACCATCAAAGTATCGCTGCAGGTTAAGCTTTCCGCCCTTGAAAAGATGCCTTGCTCCCGCATTTGACGTTTTTGTGCATGGAGGGAAGGCGATGATCATATCCCAGCGCCCCTTTATCTCGTGCCATTCGCCGTCCATTGTCTGAAACCGACAGTTACCATTCAGCAGCGGGATGACATCACCCTTGATGTGCCACTCAGGATGGCCGCCGGAGCAGTCCTGGATGTCACAGCTGTAGATTTCATGCCCATGGGCTCTTCCTTCAATGGTCACCGCCTGGGACTCCTCACAGGCGACAAGGATTCTCACAGCTCCACCCTCCTGTCGAAATACTCCCAAACGGCCCGCTTAACCCGGTCGCTGCTCTTGCTTGCTTTGATCCCTGCAAGAGGTACGCCGTGCATAAATGCCGCCCATCCAGGCCCGCGGCTGGTCATCACGTTTATCACTGTCACACTGGGGATGGGCAAGAATGTCCAGCAGTTACCGTTGCGGCTCCACATGGTCATTCGTCCAACACCCTCCCCACAATCTCATCCAGCTCAAACGCCCGCCAGTTCCCGCAGCTCTTCTCGCCCTCAGGGCACTCGCCCCTCACGCACCCGGGGCCCGCGTCCGCAAACAGCACCGGCGCGACCTGGTAGCACAGCCGCAGCATCTCATCCGCCAGCGCGCGGATCTCCCACTGCGCCCGCCGGCAGCAGCGCAGGGAGAAGAAGTGCCGCAGCTCACGCACGTTCATGGTCACCATCAGCCGCGTCTCACAGGCGCCGGGGAGCACAAAGCGCGCATCCTCGGCGGAGTCCTCGCCCAGGGCGTCCATCCAGTCCGTGTACCAGCGGGCCATCATGGCCATTTGGTTGTCGTAGCGCTTGACGGCCTCCTCGCCCAAAGCCGCGATCCGCGGCGGGGTGACGTAGGGAAAGCCGTCGCGCATGGCCACATAGCGCTGGGACTGCACCGAGAAGCTCGCCATGCGGTGCCGGGTGATCTGGGCCAGCAGCACGCGGCTCACGCCCTCGATGCCGAAGGTAAAGCTGGCGTGCTCAAAGACCGCTTCATGGCCCATCTCCCGCAGCTTTTCCACGAAAGCGGTCTGGTCTTTCTTGGAGACCTTTTCGCAAAGGCTTGCGATGTCGGCCTTGGAGTAGCACAGCCGCGCACCCATGGCGACCAGTTCCTCGGGGGACAGGGTGTGGCGGATCAGTTTCACATTCATGCTTCGGGTACCTCCCATTCCAGGCTCATGTCCGCATATGGACAGTCCTGAGTATTTCCACGGCTTTTGCGCACCTC